CATACAGCCAAACCAATCTCCAGACCGGTGTATTCAGCAAGATTGTTCGTCCCATATTCTATATAGCGACCAACCTCCCATAGTTTTGTTCCATCAGGCGCCCATATTACAGCACCAGCACCGCATTTACCCGGATTGGGAACCGCGCCACCATCAAAACGTAACAAATAGCAGTCTTTTAATGAAGCTGAACCGCCACGTAGTAGTGTAAACACCTTCTTTTTATCAGAGCCAATTCCTGTTTTCATTTAATAAGCCACCCTATATATTTTATAGTATCATTTTTTTTATCAAAACCATAAGTAGGTGCAGATGAAGTACGACATTATAATTGTTGGAACTGGCATTGCCGGTTTAAGAGCCGCCTTAGAAGCCAAAAAGCTAAACGCAAAGTTGCGCATTCTTATGGTTGAGAAATACAACCAAGATGGTGGACGTATGCAAACAATTCACAAAACAATCAACAACCGAAAAATCCAATACGAATCGGGCGCCGGTCGAATTAGCGAAAAACACACAACCCTGATAAGCCTAATAAGACATTATGGGTTACATACCGTTAAACTGAGCGATGAAATAGGCTGGCGCAAATATGGCGACAAAGAAACCGTTCCAAATAATTTCAACGAAATTTGGACTAGTATGTGTGAAAAGTACGATGAATTACCGACGGAAATCAAACGCAATAAAACGCTAAGGGATATATCTATTGAAGTTCTGGGCGTAGAATTAACAAAATCACTCTTGGACACATACGGATATCGCTCTGAAGTAGAGGTGTTTAACGCTGAAGCAGCCATAGATTTATTCAAAACAACAAATGCCGGCTTCCTAGGTTTAAAAGAGGGCTTTAGCGAATTAATAAGAAAGATGGTCATAGATGCAAATCGGCAAAACGTGGAATTCAAGCATAATTTAATCGTAAATCGCGTGGACTTATTAGGTGATACGTACCAGGTTACAGCCTTGACTAAGGCTGGTAATCATCATAAACTAGAAGCCTCAAGAGTAATTTTAGCGGTGACGCGAAACACCCTTCAGATGATATTTCCGTTTTCACCAGAACATCCGCTTATGAAGGCAACAGCAATGGAGCCCCTACTTCGTATATACTCAGTGTATAAGGATGGGAGCTGGTTTCCTAAAACTAAGGTTGTTACAAATTCAGCGCTGCGTATGATAATTCCTATAGACAGAGAGAAAGGGATTATAATGAGTTCATATGTAGATGGTCGCGATATTGAATTATGGACAGACCTATACAAGAGCAGCAAAATCGAAGAATTAAAGGAAAAGATTCACAATGAGACACAGGCGCTGTTTCCAGAACTAAATATTAGTGAAAAACCGCTATACACATCCGCAGAGTACTGGTCTGAAGGCTGCACCTATTGGAAAACAGGTATAGACTATAAAAAGCTAAGTGAAAGCGCATTACAGCCGTATCCAACAACTCATCCCAATCTTCATGTTATTGGTGAGTCCTTTTCTTTGAAGCAGCAATGGATTGAGGGCTCATTGGAACATGCAGACTCCTTGATAAAGTTAATAGAAGGTGAACTTACGGATAAAAAGTCAAAGTAAAAGCAAGCCTCTAATATTTAATTTAATAACACAATATGTTATTGAATTAATAAGCAAAACCGATTTACTTAGTTTCTGGTTTAGGCAAAATACACGCCTTTGTAATCCAAGCGACCACGTCTTCTGTCACGCAGGAAGTAATAGTAGAATTAATCTTACGCGGAATCATAAAAGCAAACGTGGGTAAAGCGCGAACATTGCAAAATCCAGCAGTGTAATCATTGACAGTTTGTTCAACCTTCCACAAAGGAACGCCGACCACTTTAGCAGCCGCCTCAATAGCGTCCATATCTAGGCGTTTGCATGGACCACACCAGGAGGCACTAAACCAAACTAGAAAACCGTGGTCGACAGAGCGAAAGCCGGCAGGTTTAACAGCTTCAGACTTTCCAGTCCAATATAATTCAAAATCCTGATGCGTATCAAATGTTCTCATTTCTACGCTGGGAGCATATTTAATCTAATATTTTTATACGCACTGAAGTGTTTAAACACTGATTTGTTTAAACACGAAAGCGCCCTTGGCAACTAGACTCTAGGTCCTAACATATCAGCTATTGCCTTAAAGCTACCTGCTAGTACTATGGCGGATAGTGTCCCTGCAATGATTGGACCGGATGAATCAGAGGCACCGCCACCTTTCATAGGATTTAAGTCAGGAACGGTAGGAACTCTACTCAAAGCAGCAGCAGCAGCCTTCTCCTGAATTTTTGCAGCTAGTGTAGCGGGATTCACTATATCCGCAACCTGTTTCATAGCAGCCGCCCCAAGAGTTGGGACCGCTGAACCAAGTATACTGGCTGCAGGACCAGATACCTTGGCTACAGTGCCCTTATTTGCTTCAATAGCTTCCATAATTACAGTACCAGTTGGACCGATAAGTGATTTTATAATATCTTTAACACCGCCAGTCATATCACTAACAGAAGGGAGCGGTGGTCCTTCCAGCTTAGGTACCGACGGTACAGAAGGTGATGAAGGCATTGAAGGCATTTTAGGAGACCGTGGCAGTTTAGCTCCACCATCAAAATCCTCACCACCGCCACGTCGTAGCGGCACCCGCGCGCCAGTCATACTTCTAAACAGCGACCAATTCCAGAACCAAATGTCCCAGTTCCACATTAAATATTTAGAGTTACGTGTTGCATCTAATGACCACTGCTGTCCAGTTTCAAACAGCTCCTTAGCGATTTGTGCCTTACTGACCCGTTCAGGTATAAAAGAACTACCTGGTATTGGGTCATTCCATAAACTGAAAGGCAGCGGTGATGTAATACCATCTTCAAGAACAGATTGTGTAAAGAATAATACTCTACATATGTCCCAGATAACCCAAACTAAGCCAAATATTGTTGTTAAGAAGAACCAGACTGAAGCCAACTTAGCCAAGCCCTGTTCTGTGTTACCCATATAGAAGCGGTCAGCACCAAATGCGCCAAAAAATATTGCCAACATTGCATACATAAAAAGGTCATGTTTAGTTCTTGTAATATCAGCAAGCGGGTTCATAACATTATGAACTTGTTGTAAAGGGTTCACAAAAACGCCACGACCGATACCACGAATCCATTCAAAAGGCGAATCTAAGCCGTGTTCTATTACTTTATCTCCATCGGCATATAATTGTACAAGGTCCCAGAAATACCATATACCGAAACCAAGCATATTTATTATCATTTTTTGAAAGCCTGTGCCAAAACTGCGCAAATAGAAATGGTCTATTCCAAAAAAACCCACTAATACAGATAGTACTACGAAATGGAAATAGCTGCGGTCGGGATGTTTCCATGTGTCAATGCTTGAAAAATGATGTGATGGAGCCACCGTCTCTTCAGAAGACATACTCTCTATGGTTTTAGACTAATTTAAATATATAGGTTTTAACGGGCTTGAAATAATCACTATTATTTATTGATTATTTCAAGAAGAATTTACACTTATTAACGATAGCTAGTATTTTCCCATCCAAAAGATGACACTGGACTGCCACTGCTACGCCTGCTTCCTCTGCTTCCACTATCTCTACTATCTCTACTATTCCTATTTTTGACTGTATAAAAGGGAGGCTTACGACTTCCAGGAGTTGCAGTCAATTCTTTATATGTTTGCGCACCCTTGTAGCGCAGGGCTATTACTATTTTAGAAGAAGGATGTTCAAGATTTTTATATTCACGTGCCACTTCAAAAGCCGCATCTAGTATTGTATATGGATTTTTCTCACGCTTATTAAAGATACGATTGATATAGCGCCTTCTTGTGTTATCTATCGCCACTTGAGCCAATTCTAAGTTGCTTGAGCCTATTGCCGGAATTATCCGTGAGTCCATCCTAATTTACGCAGTGAATAATACACCGCCCAAACCAGCAGCAATTCTAAAAACATTGTAATTGGTAGCATAGACAGTTACGCCCGCATTATAACGAATAATATTCTGGTTCATATTCATTGACAAAACAATGGTATCAATGCGGCTTGCATTCAAGGAACCCATTGGCTGCGAAGCCTCAGGTGTCAAACTGAAACAATAATTATAGATGTAATCATCGGGAATGCGCGTATGGCGTTGAAAGGGTTGGACCAATCTAAAATACGCAGCATCGCGCACCTCAAATCTATCATAACCGTCAATACGTAAAACAGTATTAGTAATCTGGTCATCCAACATCACATGTTGCTCAATCAATAGACGGTTTGTGTAATTAAACCACTCATTTGACTGCAACATACGGTCCTGTTGCACTACCCATATCAGTTCCTTTAACGGGTTGTTAAAATCAAGCGTAATATTTACAAGGGAAGATGACGCATTTACCGCAGTCTTCTTTTGGATTTGGCACTGTTCAATCAAGTATTCATGTTTAGATGACGTGAAACGACGACGCTCATCCGTGTCCAAGTGTATATAATCGCCCCACATCACCACATTTGTAGGATTCACATTCGGTGAAACCGATTGATTAGGGTCAATAACAAGCGCATCACGATAAAATAATTCCGAAAGGGGTCGCAACTTTAAATAAATGCGCACAGGGTGCGCCTGCATTGCTAAAAGCGGTAATGACAGACCGACGTTATTACAGAACCAGAACCGTAAGGGAATATATAGCTTTAAAGGTCCAGGCTGAGCCTCCTGTGTAAAAGCCTCTTGATAACCAATCATATTGCTAAAACCATTACGCTTAGACGCATCAATCTGAAATTCAGATATCAGGTGTAAAAATTCGCCATATTGTCTGTCAATCTCCTTTCCGCCAATTTCTAGACTAATATAATCTATCATAGCGTGACCAATACCATTAACCCATGATGTATCAATCACTCCACTACTGCTTTGTGGTATCATCGGGAGTGTAATTTCTAGAATTATCGTGTTTAGCAGGTCGCCTTTTCGGGGAATTGATGCAACAATGAGTTTCCCGAAATCAGTTGAGCCATCAAAGTCAATCCGACAGCTTTCGCTAGAAAAATTCGTATAGCGCCTATAAACCTGCTTAAAAAACGTAGTCTGTGGATTTCCAGTGAGATATATATCTTGCCGCCCGGTTGCTACAAGCTGTAACAGACCACCACCAAGCATTCCTAACTATGGTTTAGCAGCTTTATTTAAATGGTGAGCGCAAGCCATCTAAAAACAAAAATATGGGTTAGCATAGGGGATGTCACTCATCAAAAATATTGAGATAGACACATTGAAGTTGAGGAACCTTATTGTCAAGGACAATTTGAATAATCCCGTATCTTCAGGTTTTCATCTATACGCTACAGGTGACGGTGCAACCTACTGGTCAACTGGCGTTGATGCGCAGGAGTTTATAAATCTGTCAACAGCTGTTGACGGTGTGAACTCTACATTAGAAAATTTTGAGTCGACCGCAACAAGTACTATAAACAATATTACATCGACACTGGCAGCAGATGTTTTTTCTTCCATATACTCATTATCGTCTTTTATACAAAATCTCCAAACATATTCTATTAATACCGCCTACACTGATGCGGCAATAGCTCAGTACTCAACGGGTGTTGAATACACCTTGACGACAAAGTATCAGACGATTGAGTCGTCGGTCACCCTTTTCAATATCGGGCTTCAAAACACTACAGATACCGCAAATGCGATTTACGCGGACCTCAACGTTACAAATAGTACTATTCAAAGCACAAATGCGATTATTGCGCGAAATTCCACTATTACCACAAGTACGCTTTTTGGCGGTTTGTCAACATACACAGCAAGCACATTTACCGGAATTTTCGCCATAGAGTCAACGAATTTTGGTGTCCTAGGAAGTCTAATTTTGGCAAACGTTGAATATACAAATAATTCATTAAATGCAATTAGTACCAGTCAAGGTAATGTTGTATCATCTATCAACAATGTCCCTTTACTGCTAACAAGTACAATCGTAGTGACAAGCACATTAGTGGCGTTTGGTATGTCAACGTCCTACGTTTCCTCCATTAATTACACAAATTCTAAAATAAGCACCTTATTTGTAAGTACAAACACAAATATTGCAAATTCAAGAAGTACAATCGAAGCAGCGTTTGCGTCAACGTTTAGTACAGTCCTAATTTCATCAGCTATAGTTACGTCATCGTTATATTCAACAATTAATAATATGAGTACCGCGACCGGCTCTACATTAACATATTTTCAAGAAAACATTACAGTCCTTCTGTCAACAGGTCTAACACAAAATATCTATCAAACGTTTATTGACCTGCAAGCCTATTCGGCAAATATTATTGCAGGTACGGAGTCAACAAGTAATTATGTAATAAATTCAACAAATACAGCCTTGGCTGAACAAAGCGTTAGTTCATTCAACGGTCTGATGGATTCCTCTTTTCAGTATGTAACAGATAATGTCTATGCATCAACGCTAAGTACGGTTGTTCCTCAAATGAACTCCACGATGAATGCAAATATTGCCGCGTCTAACGCAATGTTCACATCATCAATGATATCAACAACACAGTATTTCACCCTTCTTGTAAATGCCACCTATGTTGCTTTTACGGAAGACGTTGACGCATATACTACCGCTTCAGAGCAGCAAATCTCAACGCAAATCGCCAATGGACTATCTACACAGAATTCTATCTTGTCAACAGCTATCATCTTAAACGACCAGCTTCTAAATGAGGCACTGTCAACATATGTGTTCAGTTTGAGTTCATTTACCTACTCACAATACACTACCGCGCCAAGCATTATTATGAACCAGGTCAACAATCTGTCAACGCTCAGAAACACAGGACCAGTAACAGGGCTTTCATCCGTTGTTGCTGGCATAATTAGATTGGACGCCACAAATTACAATAATTTCTACGTTCTTATGTCAGATATTGGTCCGAATGTGTGCTACGGCTTAACAGTAAGTACAAGTCAAGCAAAACTAAATCAGGATTTTACGGTGCAAATAGATATTAAGTCAACGTATATGAACAGCTTTTTCACCCTTGATACAAATAACATGTCCTCATGGCTAAATACACCCAAAATCTATAATCCAAATTCATACAGTCTAATTACAAATGACCAGGCACCGTTCAGAGTACCCAAATCAGACAGTATGCAACAGGTGTACTTGTCAACCTTCATTGGTGCCTATATTATTGACATGCGCTATACGCCTATGGGAATGTTCATCAAAAACATTCAATCCTACCCGTTTATCTATACAACAGCAACATTTACAGGCAACATTGTAATTCCCAAAAACGTCCAGACATCAAATCCACAAATGACACAGCACTCATCCTTTGTATACCGTGGTACGCCAATTACGATGAGTTGGCAGACAAACGACCTCAACATTCCGCTAGGAGTCAAGTTCACAGGTACCGACTTATACGGTAGACAGATTACCAGCTGGTCGGGTCCATATTCAAGTGCATTAGGTTCAGCCAAGGTAAAGGTGCCCACGCCAACTGCGCCCTTAGCCAAATATGATATGATTTATCTTGGTGTTTATCCGAATACATCGCGCTCCGACAATACAACAACCGGTAATGCGCAAAATCTGGTTTTCAGCAGCAGACTAATTCCATCATCCCTATACGTTGTAAATCCAACAATTAACAGCTACATACGTGTGCGCAATCCAGGAACTGTCAACAATTATTTACAAGTTGCCGAAATTACAGTGAACAACGATGTTGAGAAAAATATGACACAGGTCAGCACAAACAGTGTATTTATACAGGATACTGACGTGATTAATATCAACACCTTCCCTTACAACGGCTCCTACAACACCTTCGGCTGGCAAAACGCTTTTGATGGCAATTTATCAACCTACTTCTATGGTGGTTACACAGCCAGTCAAATTAACCCGAACGCCTATGTTGGCGCCCAGTTTTCCACCATTAGCAGTTTCGCACAGCTACCACAATCGTCGCTACAGGTCTCATCAATAGACATTTACCAGGGACCGTTGTACAGTTTACAAAATATGCAATTGGTATTTTCAAATAGAAATGAGGCGGGCTTGGCAGATGGATTCTTCTATAGCACAATCAACTTGACTTCTACCACTTTACAGAGCTTCAGTTTTAGTTAAATAACTTAAGCGCAACGCAGTGCTTTGATATTAATGGTCTACGAACTTGCAGCAGCAGCAGCTGCTGCAAGCTATTTTATGTATTTTTATCCTAAAAAACACATAAAATCTAGTTTGGACAAACACGGCTACATGGTCCTACCCTCAACAAACATCAACGCAGTCCTAGATAAGATAAACAACCCTGATTACGTGTTTTTAGACTACAAATACACAATACAAGGAACGGCGTTACCAACATTTCATCGCGATGTGACAAGTGGTCAACGTTATTGCGGAACAAAATATCCTACTTATACTGCAATACAATATGATTTTGATGGCGACTTTTTATCCATATGCCCTAATAGCCACACACATTACCCATTTACTTTATCAAGCCCCCATAATATTTCAGGAACAAAATCAACAGTGATTCTATTTAACGCAGACATGCTTCACGCGGGAATGCCAAATAAAGTAGGCGCAAATCGCGTGGCACATCAATACAAGATAGTTCACAAAGAAGATGTCCAGTACATGGAGCACATCCAAGGAATTCAAGTTACAAAAAACACCACAGAAAAAATAAACCCATTTTATGCTTGGTTTCTACGGCAGTGTTCATTCCATGGTGCTGTTTTCGTATCTATTATGTTACCATCGTGTCTTAAAAAGCGACACAGCAGCGGCTTGATTCATTATGTACAAAACTTAGTCCCATTGTCCTTTTATAATAACGTGTAAAATAAAAACAACTTTTATTTGGACCCATAAAATGTGTCCAAATAACGGAAAAGACCCCAACTTTCAATAAAAAGGTCCAGAGTCATCAACAAGGCGCATCACCAGTGAGTCGCTCATCCAAAACCTCATCCACTATCATATCGTGTAGCGCCTTACCAGGTGATACCATTGGTAAAACAGCCTCTGCTGAGTCTGTAATTACATTCGCAACAATAGGACCACCTTTATGTTTAAGAAAAAACTCAAGAGACGACCGAAGCATGGTCCGCTTGTCAATCAACATAGTTTCACAGCCCATAGCCGCGCAAACATCATGAAATGGCGGATTATTCATCTTAACGCCCAAAAGGCGACCTTCATAGAACTTCTCCTGCCACATCTTGACCATAAGTTGGTAGCTATTGTTAATTACCAAAACCTTCACATTGACCTTATTTTCGACCGCAGTTAGCAACTCAACAAAACTCATGGTAAAGCCGCCATCACCACATATGCAAATGACGCATTCATCAGGTTGTCCTATTGCAGCACCGATAGACGCGGGAACTGCGTATCCCATAGCACCCAAGCCGCCAGACGTTAGAAAGTTCACACGCCCTCTGTTATAATCAATAAACTGTGCCGCCCACATTTGATGTGCACCAACATCGGCAACAATTCTAAATTTCGTACCCTTAAATTCATCGGAATAAATAATGTCATTCAGACAAGAAATGACTTCGCGACCTTGTAATGTAGCCCGTCCCTGTGGAAAACTAAATGGCATAGTCCAACCCTTGATTGTGGCATGCCACTTAGAATGCGCCTTCTTAGAAACGGCGTGTTTTGTCAAGCTGCGTGCTTCAAGTAGTTCACGTAAGACCACACCGCAGCAGTAATTAATATAATGCTGCACCTTTATGACCTTGTTAATGTTAGCCGAACAAATATCTACATGTACAATAGTCGCGTAGGGCGCAAACGCCTTGACCAAGCCCGTAATGCGGTCATCAAAGCGGCTGCCAAAATTCAAAAGTAGGTCACAATTTTGAATAGCCATATTAGCCTGGTATGAGCCATGCATACCAAGCATTTTGAGTGAAAGGGGACCCTTTTCATCGTAGATGCCTAGCCCCATTAGGGTCGTTGTAACGGGAATATTATACATAGTTGCTAGGGTGCGTAAATCGTTAATTGCCTCAGAACCCGCTTTTATAACGCCATTGCCGGCTAATATAACAGGGCGCTCCGCCGCAATTATCAAATCATGTATGTCTTCAACATCAATAGTATCATTCAAATAATTGTCTAAGCGCTCCATTTCTTCATCTGCTGAAGAAGGCAGCTCTGTAGGCGCGCTCATAACATTTTTAGGCAAGTCTAATAAAACAGGACCATGGCGACCTGAAAAACAGGTATAAACTGCATCATCCATAAAATCATCAATATCATCGACGGACTTTATCATAGCACTCATCTTCGTGCAGGGCTTGGTAATATTAACAACATCTGCTTCCTGAAAAGCGTCGGTGCCTAAAACGGTAGTTGCAACCTGACCGGTTAGGGCTAGAAGGGGTGTGCCGTCACTTAGCGCATTTTGTAAACAAGTGACCGCGTTTAACGCTCCAGGACCGGATGTAGTCATAACAACACCAAGCTTACCTGTGGCGTTAGCATAGCCATCCGCCATAAAGCCGCCGCCCTGTTCTGTCCGCGACAGGATGTATTTTATTTTGCCGCTGACAGAAAGCGCATCTAATACGGGCAAAATGGCTCCGCCAGGGTAACCAAAAATCGTATTAACTCCTCTGTTAATAAGATTTTGAACTAAACGATTGGCG